AAGCTGCGTGGTCGTGAGCTTGATATCAAAGAAGAAGACATGGATCGAAAGGCTCGTGAAGCACAGCAGCGCATCGATATAGAGCAAGAGCGTGTTGATAATAATAAAGAATTAGCAGAAGATCGCATGGATCTTCAAGCTGATACTGCAGCTATGAAGGATCAGATCGCCAGAGAGCGCATCAATGTTCAGCGTTCTGCCCAGATGGCGAAAACGGCTGAGAATGTAGCCAAGAATTTCTTCGGAAATTAGGAGGATAAATGAGTTCAGTACGACAAAAGATGGCGGCGACACAGAAGGCCCAAAACAAAGCGGAAGAACAAGCCCGCCTTGGCGTCCAAGAGGCCGCTCCAGTTGTAGAGCCACCCCCTGAAAAGCCAAAAACTGAAAAAACTGAAAAACTGGAAGCCAAGCCTGCGCCGAAGAAAGCGCCTGCTAAGAAAGCGCCTGTTAAAAAAGCTGCAGCACCAAAGAAAGCGCCTGCTAAGAAGAAAACAACCACATCGTCTGCACCGAAAGGAAAGAAGTAATGATCAAGCGTCAAACAAGTTTCCCACAGCCCAAGGTCACTGACAGCAAAGTAAGCGTTAAAGACCAAGGCACCGTTAAGTTCGCAAAGGCTGAGTCTGTTGCTACCCCCACAAAGTCTGCACCTTATGGCGCAGGTCAAATGCGTGGGTTTGGCGCTGCTCTGCGTGGTAAGAAGTTCTCTGGTATCTACTAGGATACGACCATGGCTGAGCCTAAGTATCGCACTATAAGAATACCCAAGCCTCGTTCTCGTGGCATTCGGGGTAAGATGGCGTTGCAGAGGTGGCAGCGCAGTGGTGGCCGTCAGAAACAAATACTGAACCCAGAAACAGGTAAGTATGTCCCCGTTCTTTTTGGTGATGCTGGCCAACGACAGCTACAAAAGTTTTACCCGACAAAAGAACGTGGCGAAACGATCAAGAAGGTAGAGAAGTCTAAGGTTGAGCAGTCTAAGCGCAACATAGCAGGCGCGGCTGAAGCCAAGAAGAAGGCGGCAGAGATATCTGCAAAAGGAAAGAAAGACCGCGAAGCTAAGGCGAAGGCCAAGGCAGATGCAGAAGCAAAAGCGAAAGCAGATGCAGAGGCAAAAGCAAAGAGAGCTGCTGCAAAACCAGAACCAGATCCACCACCTCCACCAAAGCCTGCACCTGTTGCAAAAGCAAAACCAAAGCTTGCCAGACCTACAGCTACACGAGGCCGTGGCGAACCTGATCTTCCTTTGCCGCCAAAGACTCCTGCTGTTGCTGCAGAGCCACCACCGCCACCAAAGCGGATAGTTCCAAAGGCACAGCCTACGGCCCCCACTGTTGCTGCAGAAGCACCGCCAACTAGAGGCGCTCTAACTCGTGGTGAGCCAGCGCCACCTCTGCCTGCGCCAAAAATTCGTATTACAGAAGAAGCGCCCAAACCACCAGCTTCATCATCTAATTTAGCCGACCTCCCTGAGATTGATCAGGTAAAGCTCAACGCTGTGTTGAAGGATTTGAAGAACAAAGTTCTATCTCCAGACTTCAAAACGCCTACAAAGGCTGAGATTGCAGAAGCTGTGACTAAGGCAACTGGCGGCAGGTACACACCTCCTGTTGCAAAAGTTGCCGAGCCTGAACCACCAAAGGCAGAGCCTGTTGCTGTTGCGCCCAAGGCCGCTCAAGAACTTGCAATGCCTACGGTTATAGATATTCCGGGCGGTGGACAGATTAAGATTCCAAGCATTCCTGCTTTGAAAACGGTTGAAGCTAAAAAGGCAGAACCCGTTCAAGCTGTAAAAGCAGAACCTGTTCAAGTGCCAAAAGCAGTTACACGAGTGCCAACGCCACAAGCGGTATTGGATGCTAATAAAGCTGCAGGCTCACCAGTTGCAGGTGTTCTTGCTATTGCGAATGCACAAAAGGTTGGAGGTAATCTAAACGCTGATCAAATCAGAAGCCTTATCAACGAAGGCAAGATGGATGCAGATGATGATTACTTTATAGATAGAGAGGGGATTTTTGGGGAGCAAGGTCTCAGGTACAACAAGGGTGTGCCTGAGACTGTTGTAGATCAAATCGTTAAAGACAGACAGCAAGCTGCAGTTGCCGCTCAACAAGCCTCTGGGCAAACAGGCCCAATATTTTCTGTCCCTGATCCACAAGCCAAGCCGCTTGAAGAAGTTGCACAGCAGCCTACAGCGCCTGTTGTTTCTGCACCAACACCAACACCAGAACCAACACCAGAACCCGCTCCCTCTGCTCCACCACCTCCAAAGTTTGTGAACATGGATCCAATGCAAGGGTTTAGAGAAACTTATATTCCTACCAACCTAATCGGACAGGCATATGACCCATCTGTGCGCGATGCGTATACACAGCAGATGATGCAAGCAGGTGCAAACATACAGTCAGGCGGCTATCCAATGTTCAAGACGCCTACATCTGCGATACCGCAGGTGCAGTTTGGTGGGTATGGAGCTCCTATGCCTATCGCACCTTTGATGCCATATGCAGGTCTGGCAGCGCCTCAACCACCTCAAATAGCGAGTGGCGCGATTGTTAACCCAGGCACAGGAGCGCCGATGCCTGTTGGTATGGCTCCACCACCTAGGATTCCAGGGACATAAATGGATTCAATAGCTCTGGCTTCTTACATGATGAAGAAGTTTGAACAGTATGAGCAGGGCATTGTGGA